TGGGCCATGTGGGTGAGTTCTCCAGGGAGTTGCACGGGGTTGTGCGAGAGGAGTGCCTAGCGGACAAGTCCGGCGGCACGATCTTGTTCAGAGAGAGTGATGAGCCAGTGTTCAAAGGCAGGGATGATAATGTGGGTGTAAGCAGGGTCGGGGCGGCCTCGCGCGGCAGCGCCGTAGCCTTCGTTGTAGCCAGCGAACCACTCAGAGAGAGTGGGGGCGCGTCCGAACGCACGTTCGAGAACGTCCCAGCCTTGACGGAGATAGGTCATCCCGCAGAGGATATTGATGGGAGGGTCGTAGAGTGTACCGTTGATGATTGAGGGGTTGTTCGGCAGGTCGCCCGGGTCGGGCATGTGGGGAAAGACGGGGCTGAGATAAAGTTGAGTGCCGTCGCCGGAGTGGAGCGCCGCTGCTGTTTGACTGAGTAGCTGCATGTAGCCGTATGAGGCGTCATGGATACGAGGCTCATAACGGCGCGCGAACTGGCGGAAGGCGGACTCGACTTGAACAACAGCCATAACGGAGGAGGAGAGGAACCAGTTGGAGAAGTGAGCGGCGTTGGTGGTGTTGATGACGGAGAGGACGGAGGATTGTTCGGGGGTCATGTAGTTGCATCCTCTACAATGTCGGAGCTAGCGGTGACGCTGACATATGGATAATCACCTTCTGCTACCATAACGGCTTTTTCAGGGTCGATATTGTGGTGATTGCAGATGGCTTGCTTGAGAATGAAACGTACCTCATCCGGTTCCATTTCGACATGGAATTTCATGTGTCACCTAAACAGTTGTGAGAAATCAGGAGTGAGAGATGTGGAGAGTGGCAGGCGGCGGCGTTTCAAGCCGCGGCCGAGTTCTTCGGTGTTCCAGACGTACTTGCCGTCAACGCACTCAGAGATGATGATCTCGTCAGGCTTTTTAGCCAGCTTAGGGGCGAGTTTCTGACCGATGGTGGAAGTGGTGAGAGTGGAGAGGCCGGTGAGCGGAGAGACTTCGCGCTCGATGTGGGCGAGAAGAATTGATGTGCATTTAGTCCCGCTCCACGCGAGGTCCATGAAGCCTTCGATCTGAGCCTGGATGCCGCCATACTCGGGAAGTGAGAGGAAGGGACGACTGCCTACGGTCGAGAACGTGACCATGCGGGTGAGGCCGGTGAGGCCGTCGAGAGCGATGGCGCGAGAGTCGTCCCACTCGCCCACGTCGCCGAAGTCTTCGCCGCAGTTGTCGCACGTAAAGCTCGCACACGTAGCGAATAGATCGAGGAATTGAGTGTAGGAGGAGCGGCCGGGGTCAACAGTTTTGATTGCTTGTTCGATGGAGGAGGCGTGCATGACTGCGGCCCACTTGCGCATGACAGTCCAATCGACCGCAGCAGGGGGGTGGTAGTGGATATGGATACAGGGCGACGGTGCGGAGGGTGAGCCACAGAGGTTTGGGCCGAGAGTGGCTTCGGCTCCGGGTTCCATTGAGATGAGGAAGACGGAGAGTCCTGCGCCGGACTTTACTGCGCCACGCTCGTCAATGTACTCAGGGAGGAGAGTGATGAGGGAGCGGGTTTTGCCTGTGCCGATGTCGCCTTGGAGGAGAATGTTGGACTTCATGGAGTGCGTCCGAATACACGATCAACGATATCGAGAGAGCGTTGTGAGGTTTCGATGATCGCGCGCTTGGTGGCAGTGTGATCGACGGCGAGGAGAGCTTGTGCGATAGCGTGACGACGCATAGCGTGTTGGAGAGAAGGGTGTTCGTGTGTGGCGATGTTTTCGAGTGCGAGGAGGAGTGTGTCGGCACGAGTGAGTGCGTCTTCAATTGTCATAGCGACGCGTCTCCATGAATGGGACATGAGGGGACAGCTTCCCACCACTCGTCAGGCGAGCTAGACGGGCCGTGGTGAATGCAATCACACTCGCCTTCGCCGAAGTCGTCGTCGGCGACGAGAGTGTCACTGACGCACGGCGGAGCGGACGCACTGCGGAGCGGCGGTAGGGGAGGGGTGTTTGAGCGCATGTCACGTCTCCTGTCGAGTGAGTGGGTCCCAGCGCCGGACTTCGTAGGAGTCGAGCCAAGAGTCGGGGTGTTCGGAGGAGCAGAGGTCGAGGTAGGAGCAGCCGCCGAAGTCGGCGCATGCAGTGTCGAAGCGTTGACTGAATGGATGGCTAACTGATTGTCCGAAAGCGTGATCGTCGCGCTCATCCATGAATTGCATGTACTGTTGGCACATTTGATGTGTGTCGGCCTGCAACTGCGCCAGCCACGCGTCGATCATCCAGGGAGGGCGGGGGGCGAGTGCCCAACCGAGTTTGATGTCGGTCTTCATTACTCCCATGCCGCGCACGATGAAGCCTTTGAGGTTGACGCCGTACTCGCGGGCGAGCCATACGTAGCCAGTGAATTGAGAGCGGAGTTTCCACTGCGCTCGCCAGTAGTCGGTGTTCGGGTCGGAGCCGGTGGTTTTGTCGTCGAGTCCCCAGACGGAGTGTTGGTAGTCGCCGATGAGATCGAAGCGACCTGCGTAGAGGATTGGCTCGCCAGTGTCGGGGTGACGTGAACTGGGGATAGGGAGCGCGCCAGAGTATTCGATGCAGGGAGCGCCGTCACGGACGTGGATTTGAATAGGGTCGTCATCGAGCGGCCACTCTCGGAAGTACGATTGGAGAGTGTGGAGGGCAGCAGAGAGGGTCTTTGCGGCTTCGGTGCGAGAGGGGTTGTCGGGAGGGGCGAAGTCGCCCCACGCGTGGATGACAGCCTCACAGGCGTCGTGGAGGGCGTCAGACGTGTCGCGCGTGGAGAAGTATGTGCGCCGGGCGATTTCGAGGCCGCGAGCGATGACAGAGCCGAAGTGAAGATGGACAGACGAGCCGGGCTTCGAGAGGCCGCAGACGTGGCGGCGGAAGAAAGCGTGAGGGCACTTGCGCCAGTCAGAGACTATTGTAGCGTCGATGACGCGAGGGAACGCTACGTCGCCGCGTTCAGTAAGAACTCCGTCACGAACTGCCGCTCTGGCGAGGGTTTTATCCACTGCAAAGCACTCCACATTCAATGAGTGCGGGAGTGCTACGTTCGATTAACAGTTTCGTTGCTATAGCTGATGCGACACCGCAGGAGAACCAGGAAATCACACCGCCTACGGCGGCTGGCGCAGTCACTTCGCGCCTCCAAAGAGTGTGTTGATGTCGAGTTGGACAGGTGCGGACTTGTCGGCCTTCTTCGCGGCGGCGCGAGAGCGTGCGCCAGCGCGGGAGGCGTTCTCGCGGTCGCGTGAGATGTCGAGGAGGAGTTTGCGCATCTCGGCGGGAGAGATACGCTCGCGGTTGAAGACACGGAGCCTGATGTCCTGCAACGACGCGAGTGTGTCGAGCGAGGCGGTGTCGGTGTGGTCGGTCATGGCGAGTGAGCCTCAAGCGCGGCGATGAAGTCGGGGATGTGGGATTGGAGGAACCAGCACAAGTTGATGTAGGCGTGCCCTTCGGTCAGACCGTGCGCGGCGTTCTCAGCAGCGAGGCGACGAAGTTCGGCGGCGATTTGTGCGGGTGTCATGGCGGGGAGACTTTCTGTGCGTCGAGCCATTCGCGGAGAATACGTTCCATAGTGTTGCCCCATGTGCGGTAGCGGGGGCGTCCGGTGCGTGGGTCGAGCATGACAATACGGAGTTCGTCGTGGAGCGAGCACGGCAAGCGGAAGGACATGATGCGAGTGGGTTCGCCGTTACGGCGTCGGGTGTTGGGCATTAGCCTAACGGACAACGGGCGCAGCGCGGGCGCGCGCAGGGTCGGTGATCGTAGGGGCAGTCGATGGAGAGGTTGAGAGCAACATGAGCGTTATGCAGTAGTTCTAGAACAGCTTTCTCGCCCTGTTGAGTAATAGCAAACGCAATCACTTGTGGGTCGGCAATAGAGCCGCCGTAGTTCACCACGGCACGGATGCGCGGCGGGAGATGATCGAACGCAGTCATACGAGCAGCACAATCACGGCGTGGTGTGTTGTCGCTGTCGTTGCTGGTGTCGCTCACTTGCGCCTTTTCCTTACTACCTGGGGTGGGTGCGTCTAGTGGTGAACAGACGGAGCGGCTGTCGCCAGCCCCAGCGGCGCACAAAGACTGGCGGCGACTGCTCAAACGTCTGTTCACCATTAGAAGCACTCTTCGCAGAACGGGACGTTGACGTGAGTTTCGCGGCGTTCTCGGGGGAGAGTGGCGAGGAGAGAGGGCGCTATTGCGTCGGGGCCGGTGGAGCGGTAGTGGACGGTGTGGGCATTGGCGGCGTAGCGGACGAGCACGTAGGGGGCGACGTGGCGAGTGGAAGCTCCGCAAGAACAGTGGGAGATGGTGACGGAGAGGAGGAGGGAGGAGGGCGTTTCGTCAGCGTGGGGGGAGATGTGGCGAGGCAGAGGGGAAGGGGCGGCTGGGGCGCGTAGGGGCGTTGTGGCGCGGGCGATCAAAGCGTCGAGAGGGATCGGAGGGGGAGCGGCGGGAAGGGCGCGTGGGGCGGCAGGGCTGGCGGGCTGGCGGGGCTTTCCCCCGCCTGTCGCCATCGTAGCCTCCATTGATCGGGCCATCGCCCCCTCCATTGCTACCACCGGGCGGCAGCGCCTGGGGAGTGTCAACATTATGCGCTGATGGCATGTTGACAGGTTCGGTTATTTTTGCATATTAGCTATGATGAAAACGCAGAAGAAGGACCGCACTAAAAAGGAAAAGCCCCGCCAGCGGTGAAGCCGGCGGGGCGACGTGAGGGGAGAGAGTGCGGTCAGTTCGCAGCGGCGGGTTGCTCGGTGGGCGCGTTGAACAAGTCGAGCATGCCGGTGGACTTCGCGGACTTCGCGTCGGCAGCCATGCGTTTAGCGCGCTCGGCGACGATGCGGGAGAGGGCCGTCTTCACGCGAGGATCGGAGTTTTCGAGAGCGGTGTAGAGCTTCGCTTTCGAGTGAACGTGGACGATGCGGCCTTTCTTGTCGCGCTGTTCAGTACCGTCCGCAAGGCGCTTTGGCTCGGCGAGCATGTCGTCGAGTTTCGCGGCGATGACGTGGACAGGCTGGCCGGTGACTTCGGCGAGTGCAAGGGTGAGATCGTCGGGCTCAGCGTCGGACATCGAGCGGCCCGGCGTCCATGAGCCGTCAGTGACGGTGGCGATGAATTTGTCCCACTCGCGGCGAAGATCGGACGCGGAGGGGTTCTCGAGGCGGTTGTAGATGTTGGAGAATGTGTTGATGACGCCGCGCAGCATGAAGGCGTCCATGAGAGTTTCGTGGACAACGGCGGGAGTGAGAGTGATCGTCTCGGCGACGCCTTGGTTGCCCATGTCGTCGGGGGCGGTGTAGAGGGCGAGGCGAGCATCGCCGTTGTCGGCAAAGCTGACGGAGACGGTCTTACGGCGTTTGGTGTCGGCCATGGTGGGGTGCTCCTGTGGTTGTGGCAGCCGCTTGGCGTACCGCTCTAGCGTCCGCGCGGGGGACGCTAGGCCGCTACGTCATGTTGGCGAGGGAGAGGGTAGATCGCTGCGGCACCGGCACCGCCTTCGGCGGCACGGACGCAGAGCGTGAGAGACCGTACCAGCGTCAGTGCGTCGGCGGGCGGCAGAACGGTCAGCACCGCGCC